AGGTCCACAAGGAGACCCAGGCCCTCAAGGTCCTGCAGGTATTCAAGGCCCTGTTGGTCCAGTCGGCCCGCAAGGTAGAATTGGCCCTATAGGACCTGCTGGTATTCAAGGACCAATAGGACCAATAGGACCAATAGGACCACAAGGCCCTAAAGGTGATACTGGTGGTGGAGTAGCTGCATATACCTCAAAAGACAGTTTTCCTACTACAGGAGACCGTAAGACTTTATATATAGATAATCAAACTAAGCGATTATATCATTGGAACGGCTCTTATGTAGCAATAAAAGGTGGAGAGAAAGCTTCTACATCACAAGAGGGTATTGTGCAACTTTCTAGCTCAATAACAAGCACCTCTGAGGAGTTTGCTGCTACATCTAAGGCTGTAAATCTAGCTTATAAAGAAGCGGAGCAAGCTTTAAATGTGGCTAATGATAAATGGACGGCTGTGTCGGCATCTACAACCCAGGAGGGAATAGTTAAATTAAATGATACCGTAACAAGTGATAGTGCTACAGAGGCTGCAACAGCTAGAGCTGTTAAGCAAGCATATTTTACTGCTTTTAGTGCTTCGCAGACTGCAAATATTAAATGGACTGCTGTTAATGCAACTGAAAATACTGCTGGTATAGTTAAAATTTCTGATAAATTAGATTTACAGGATGGCACTACAGCCGCTAGTTCTACTGCAATAACTAAGGTTATGGCTAAAATTACAGACGTAGAGAGGTCTGCTACAAATCCTACTACACTAGGTGGTAAATCTGCAAATACAGAAAATGTAAAGGATACATTAGTATTAAGGGATAATAGAGGGGGCATAAGAGCAGGTATAGGATATTTCTCATCTTTAATAGCGGACGATATTACAAACAATAATGCTAATATTCTCGTTACAAATAGTAATAGTGTAAAAATATTATTTTCTGTTAATCGAGATGGTAGAATTTTAGCTTCTAATCCTGACGCTTTTAAAAATTTGATAGGATTAAATAGCAAATATGATAGAGATAGAAGAAATACTAGTAAAGTTTCTGCATTAAATTCAGATAATGGGACTGTTTCATTAACAATGGCAGATAATTATATAATTAATATGCAAGGTAATGGCGTTTTAACTCTTAATAATATTGAGATAGGTCAGAGTGGAATTCTTGTAATTATCAACGCTAATAAAATAACAGGGTTTTCGGCTGATTTAAAATTTAGGAAAATACCTACTGATTTACAACCATTAGAGATATTCTCTTATTTTAAATATACCGTAAATGCCATAGCGATGGGACGTGCATAATGAATACTTCATTTATGATAGGTTGCAGTTCAGAGGAAACTGGGTATAATGTTGGTCAAGTTATTTATAATAACCCTGATAATAATGCTAAGACTTTTACGGTATGTAAGTGGGACGAGTCCCTAAGGCTTAAACACCTGTTAGTTTATAGTAAGAAATATAATGATACATATAGTATTGGATTAGATGGACCTTCATCTGTAACTGGTGATTATACAGAGGTTAAAGATGGATTTACTACAATAAATATTTATTTTAATATAGTATCCGGGTATTTAGTATGTAATAATACGGTAGATATAGATAATGAAGATGAACTTCCATTACAAATAACTAAAATAACAATAGCAGGAGCATAAAAATGGCGAAATTATATAATTTAAAAACTAAGTCGGTAGAGTATGTCGATGTTATAACTCTACCTAATGGAGATAATATGTATCCTGAAGCTCTTAAAGACGAGTATTTGGTATCTTTAGGATATAAGCGGGTTATAGAAGTTGAGGCTAAAGGCGTCCCGTCAGAGATTGAATATATTGCAAAAGAATATACAGAGGCTCCAACAAATTATACAATTAATAACGTAATTAAGCCTAAGCCTTTACAAATGTTAGAAAAGGATTTTAAGGCTTACGTGCAAATTATACTAGATACTAAAGCTAAAGAAAAAGGCTACGATAACATAGTTTCAGCGTGCAGTTATGGTGGTTATGATAACGAGTTTAGACAAGAGGGTGAATTATTTGGTAAATGGCGTGCTAACGTCTGGAAATGGGGCTTTAAGCTTTTGCAAGATATACAATCAGGTAAAAGAGAAATGCCTAAATCTTTTGCAGAAGCTATAGCTGATATGCCACAATTAGATTAAAGGATAGCCTATGTGGAGTAAAGTATTAGGTTTCCTAGCTAATAGCAAAACTATAATAGTTATAATCTCGCTAGTAGCTGGGGCTTTGGTAACTCTTTTAGTTACTCAATATATAGAGATTAAATCTCTACAATCTAGCCTTGAAAAAGCTAGTGAGAGGGTGCTAGTAGCTAAATTACAAGCAGAAGTATCTAAAAATAATTTAGATGGTTGTCGCACTTCATTAAATGAGCAGAATAAAGCCTTAGAGCAAACAAAGGTAGATTTAGCAGAAGTGAATAAGAAAAAAGAAATAGTTAAAACCCATATAGAATACATAAAAGTGCCAACACGTAACGCCGAGTGCGAAGCTAAGCTAAAATATTATGAAAATTTATATAAAGGACTTAGCAATGAAAGGTAATATAGAAAGGCTACAGGAAAAGGAAAGGGAGCTTAGATGTATATTATTTATTATGTGCCTAACACTTATAGTTTTTCTAGGTGGGTGTGCAACTAAGCCCGAAGTGGTAACTAAGGTGGAATATCAAGAAAAGATTATCCCAGTAAGATGTAATGTAACAATTCCAGAGAAGCCCGTTTATGACCCATCTGACTTGGACACAGCTAAAGGATTAACTTTGTATTATTCAAGTATAGAGGTTTTATTGAAAGGGTGCGTAAATGGAGTGGTTAAATAGTTTAGATGAGTATCTCGGCAAATATAAGTGGGTGTTGGCTATCGGGTTGATTGGTGGCTTACTTAATGTAGGCTCCCGCCCTGATAAGAGCGTTAGTAGGAAGGTAATAGACCTTATTTTAGGTTTATTATCCTCTATGTTTTTCGGGTGGATTAGCTACGAAGTAATATTATTTATTTGGAAAGAGAACGGAGTAGCTTTAGCAGGTTGTGGATTTTTCGCTTGGAAAGGTGCTACCTGGTTTGGTGAGAAAGTTGATAAATGGGTCGATGCTAAAATCGAAGCTGAAAAACATAAAGGAGATTTCGGTGGCTTTACAAACGATGACAGAACCCTCTAATAAAGAAATATTAGAGCTTCTTAAGGATAAAAGAACTAAGTGCATAGTTTATACAAGGGTGATGGGATATCATCGCCCTATAGAAGGCTTTAATTTAGGTAAAAAGGGTGAGCATAAAGAGCGTGTAAAATTTGTAGAAAGGGATATAAAATGTTGCTACTAAGAATAGACAGGTTTAAGGATATTAATGACGGAACTATAGGTAAATTTTATATAGTTGATAATGATGGCGAAAAACTTATGAGTGGATTTACTCTTGAGCCTGCAGGCCCTGATACAACTACACCTAACAAAGATAGACGCATACCAGCAGGTAAGTATTACTTAGATTGGCACGTTGGAGCTAAATACAAAACGCCACACCCGATAGTATTCAATGAGCAGGTATCTAAAAGTAGAGCAATACTTATACATAAAGGCAACTATCCTCAAGATACAGAAGGTTGCATACTTATGGGAGATAGCTATGATACTAAAGGCGTATATAACAGCGTTAAAACATTAGCTAGAGTATTTGAGTTACTTAAAGGTAATAAAGTATCTGTAGAAATTAACAATCTAATGGATTAAAATATGGCTAATGGTAGAAGTCCTGGACGACGTTCTGGAACAGGAGGTTTTAGCGGTTCTGGTAGAAGTAGGGGAGGTAAAGCCAATAGAGGTGGTGGTGATGGTAAAAACCACTCTAAAGGAAGTATAAACTCTGGGGCTCTTGGAGCTGCTCTTGGGGCTCTTGGAGCTGCTCTTGGAGCTGCTTTTGGAGGTAATACTAGAGGTAATACTGGAGGTCTAAGTGATAGATTTAAATATGTCGGTCCTAGTGTAGGCCGAGCAGGTCCTGCAGGCTATGCAGATATGGGTAGCCTAGGTAGTAGATATTCTAGTCACGATAAATGGTCAAACAACAGATATGCATTTGCTGGAAATCCTGCCTTATCTATGCAATATACTCCAAGTACCGGTGAATGGTCCATAGTTAATAATGTAACTGGTAGAATACTAGGTAAAATGGAAAGGCAGTGGGATGGGTCTTATAAAGAAACTGGTGTTTTCGAGCAGATGGCTAAAGGTTCTCCAGCTACTTTTGGTGTAGGAGAAACATTTAATAGCTATGCTATAAATGATAAAGGCCAGCTAGATTATAGCAAAGTTATAGAAAAATTTACCACTCGTAAAAGCACAGTCCCTGGCTATGATTATACTACTATAACCGAAACAAAAGAATGGTATGGAACTAAAATAGAAAAAGCACATTATAATCTTGGTATAGGTAATGTGAATAGGGTCGATACTACCCGTGATACTTTTCTAGGTAAATTCACCACTGATTGGCACACCATGAATACTAGAAAAGGCCCTGTAGAAGTAGGCTTTGCTACAGAGATGGCTATAGATGCTTTCGAGGCGTTTAACGCTGATTATAAAACTATAAACAGCGTAGCTAAGGTTGCTAGTTTTATATCCACAGTAGCCAGTATAGCTTTGTCAGCTTTAAACCTAGTATCTGTAGCACCATTTGCTTTAAGAAACTTACAAGCTTTTAGTGTAGCCCTTAGTAGTTTAAATAATATAGCTGAAGGGTTAGGAACTTTAGCAGATATGTTTGGCGGTAATTTGTCAATAGACCGAACTGAACGTAGTTTAACTGGTGGTTCTAGTTTAACATCACATATGTTTAATGGCTCTAGCGAACTAATAGGAGTAACTAGAGAGAATTTACCTGGTCTATATTTAACTAGCCCATTACACGGAGAATATAACTTTGCTAATACAGCAGAGGCTTTAATGCCTGTTAAAGATTATAGTATATTTAGCAGGAATGAATTTTTAAAACCAAATATACAACCAATGAAAGGAACAACAATGGCTCAAGTCGATATGCCTGTAACTTTGACAGGTATGAATAACGTAAGAGAAGGACATTTATTAAGCACCGATGAGGCTCAATATTTGAGAAATGTATCTACTATAACAGGGACTATAAAAAGCTCGAATAAGCACGGAACTCCTGAAAACTTAGGGGATAATTACGATGCTGTTTATCTATATGATGACGATGGATATGTAGGGGGTATTAAATACCAATTAAGAGATGGGGTTAGTTTTGCTAGTGTAGCTAACCAAACATTTGCATTAGTTTCAGGTAAATTATATAGAGTTAATACTAAGAAAGCTGGTATTAATGCTATAGAAAATGCTATAGAATTGCCTACTATTAGCACAGGTAATATATCTATCAGAATAAAAAATGGTATAGCTAATAGTTTATTGGAGCAAATACAAACTATGATACAAAATATTAAAGTTGTAGCTCCTGTAGAGAAGGTTAATGAAAAAGAACCTAAGGACGGAACTATCCCTAAATATGTTAATATAGCCGCTACTATTACAACAGAGAATTATAGTGATAGTATAAAAGAATATCTTAAAGATGGTAAAAGATTTTTCCATTTAAAAGGCACTACTGCCGCAAATAATGGTGATAGAATAGCTATTATACTTGGCGGGTCTATAACTTATGGAGTAGCTGCAGATAAATTATGGGAAGTAGATATAGATTTACTAGACGCTTTCGGGTCTATATTAAACGTAAATAATAACGGAACTGATGAAATTTATTATGCCGTAACATCTTACGATAAAGCTACTGGAATGGAGAGCTTACCTGTAAAATCTAACTCTTGCTTTAACTTTAGTAAATTGATACATTTATATGTAGAGAACCCTAACGAAAAATATAGCCTTAAAATATACCGCAAAGATATATCTAGTTCGATGTATAAGTTTATAAGCTTACAATCATATAAAGGTAATAACGTATTTATAGATAACTTAGCGGATATACCAAGCCCTCAATTCCTAGATTTTACAGAAATTAAAGAAGTTACTGGATTAAAAGGGCTAGTTGAGCATAAAGCTACTCTATTCGCTTACAAAGGTAGTTATGTTTATTTTAGTAAGCCAGGACGTCCTAACATATGGAATGAACTCCAATGCGTTACAGTTAATGAGCAAATAACAGGGCTTGCCAGCTCACCGTTAGGTCTTATGATATTTACTAAATATAGCACTTATTTATTAGGCGGAACTGATAGCGTTAGTTATACAATTTCTAACTTATCTAAATCTATAGGGTGTTCTGAGCCGTCCTCAATAGCTAACATAAAAAATGCAGTGGTGTGGATATTTGATGGCGATGTTATGTTATCTATAGGTTCTACTATAAATAACTTAACAAAGGGTAGATATTCATTTGTAAATCCTGGGGAGACTTTAAGGATAATCAATGCTATAGTAGTAGGGGATATTTATTACGTATTTACAGACACTAAGGTTGTTAAAATGGATTTTGGTCTAAACCATCCAGTTATAACTGAAATGGATATTACTAATTCATTTGGTGCTGTAAGGGACAACCAACTATATTTTGTAAATAATTCGCAGTTGTATAAAGCCTACGATAGCCTAGAATATGGCACTATGTTAGTTAAAACGGTTAAATTTATAGGAACATCTATGGATATATTAAAAGAATTTAACTACGTTAATATCGTATTAAAAGGTAATTTAAATGTAAAGGTATTTATTGATGATACATTAGTTACCGAGCAATCTTATAATGTCCAAAAACCTACAGTAGCTAATATAGGTATCCCAGTAGATTTCAACGAAGGGTTGTATATCCATCTTGAGATTAGCGGTGAGGGTCAGATATATAGTTACAGATATATCTTTGATAACCGTAACTTAAGATAACTTTAAAGTATCTTATGCTATAATACAATTAAACTAAAATAACGGAGGCTTAAAAATATGAGCTGGCTTAATTATATAGGAGCAGGTATCGGTTTAGCCCAGGCTGGAGCCGCTATTTACGGTGCCCATAAAGCTAATAAGCTTGGTAAGCAACAGCTGGAAATGGCTAGAGACCAGCAACAAGCGGCAGTCCAGCGTGATGCAGAACGCAGGGCTATTTACGGAGATTTAGAGAAAAACTTAGCTGACTATTACACAAACTTAACACCTGAGCAAAGAACTAATCGTAACTTAGATAGGTATGACAAGCAGTTTAAAATGGCCCAGGATAAAGTCCAACAAAACTTAGCTCAACGTGGGTTAATGGGTTCAGGTATTGAGCAAGAAACACTAGCTCAAATGGAGCAAAATGCTATAAACGATAGGTTGAATATAGCAGAACAAGCCGAGCAGTCAGTGCGTAATGAGCAGATGGGCTTCTTAGGTTATGCTTCAGGTCAAGGTAATGTAGCGGCTCAAGCCTTAGCTAACTCTAATGCACAATCTATGGGAGCTATGGCTAATCAGCAAAATAACTGGAATAGAATAGCAGATATGTCGGGACAATCAGCAGGTAATGTATTTGGTGCTTTAATGTATAACTATGGCAGAAATGGTGCTAATATGTTCGGAACTAATGATAGCCAGGGTGGCTCAAATAACTTCGGGTTTTAAAGGATAAATAATGTGGAATTTAGGTAGCGGTTTTGCTCAAGGCGTATATGAAAATCAACGAGGGCTAGACGACAAGCGAGAGTATGAGGAGTTATCCCAACAAAGAGCGTTAGCTAGGCAAAGAACACAGCAAATTATGGATAAAGATAAAATCCAAATGGAAACAATGAAATACCAGTTAGACGCTCTTAGAATGGAAAATTTAAAAATGGCTGCTGGTAATGAGAAACTAAAATTATCTGGACGCTTTTCAGACCTCGTGGACGCGATAGCTAATAATAGAGGTAAGTTTAGGACTGACACACAAGAGGAGATAGATGGTAATAATTTACCTGAAAATTTCGATAAAACTAAATATACTTACGACCCTGCAACTAATAAATACAGAGGTGTTAAAACTGAATATACAATGCCTAAAGATGTAGAGCAGGCAGTAAATCAATTTAAACGCGATGTAGTTATAGACCCTGATGGAAGCAGATGGATAAATGGTATTATGGGAAATGCTCCCGACAATCCAGTTATAGATGTTACATATAATCCTGCTAAGGAGGAGATGGTATTTATGACTAAGGACGGTAAAGAAAGACATATGCAATTAGATATGGTAGCTTATGGTCTAGGGTTTGATAAGCAAATGAAACTAGCTGACATAAATCGTATGAACGAGGATATGGCTAGGTCTAAAGCTTTGTATGAACTTGAAAATAAAAAAGCTGAAGCATATAAAAATACAGCCGCAGGTGATAAATATAGAGAGGAAGCTAGATATGTAGGTATGGACGCCCAATCTCGTATGGTAAATGCTCACGCTAATGAGGTAGCTTCTCAGGCGGCAATGATAAGAGCGTCTAGTATGGGTTTAGGTAGTAATATGACTGCCGCACAAATTAAAGAGCAAAATAGACTTAGGTTAGAGGAACAAAGAAAAGAGCTAGAAGGTAAATCAGATAAAGAATTTTATGAAGGCTATCAAAATAACCCAGAACTTATGGAGAAAGATTTACAGAAAAATGGAGCAATGCGTCAAAACTTAGCTAATGCCACAACCTCAGCTTTAATAGTTAAGGAGATGGAGAAATTTGAAGCCAAGGCTAATGTTTTAATGAAACTAGCTAAGTCAGCTACGGTAGATGATAAGATTAAAGGAGAGGTAGCTAAATACTTCCCTGACATAACTCCTGCTGATTGGAACGATAGAGCTAAACTTATGTCTGAACTAGAAACCCAAGCTAAGCAAATAGCTGCTAACCAAATTAAATTATTATCTGGTGCGGCATTTACAACCGAAGAGTTTAAAAACCAAGTTGATGCTTATTTGGAGGGTATAAATAATCTTAAATCTGTAGATACTTGGGCTTCTAGCTTAAAAGCCCTTAAAAATCAATGGGCAGCTAACGTTGCTGGATATAATGGTCAATTAAATAAAGCACAAAAGAGATTTGTAAAAGGGTTAATTGAGAGTAGTAATGATGAAGCGGCCAATATTATGAATACTATATCACAGAGTGCTAATATTAGCTACCTCAACGAAGCTATACAAGAAATGAAAGGTAAATCTCCAGAGGAACAACAAGCTTGGTATTCTGGTCTAAGTCCTGAAATGAAAGCTACTTTAAAAGCAATGCGTGAAAAGGATATGGAATGAGTGAGAAACTATTAGAAAAAGCTAGGGAATATTTTGAATACGCCACTAATTGGCATAGTGAGTGTAGAGAGGAAGCTAAGGAGATTATAGCTTTTAACCATAACCAACACTATACTATAAAACAGCTTAATACCTTAGTTAATAGAAAACAACCTGCTGAAACTTTTAACATTATAAAATCATATAAGCGTGTTATTAGCGGTTATCTAGCTTCTACAATATCTAACATAAACGTTAAGCCTGTAGGTATTGAGGATATAAACATAGCTTCAGTTGGGCAGGATATAGTTCAATACACGCTAAGAATATCAAAATTTAATCGTATGAAAACTAGGTTAATAGATGACTTATTACTAGCTGGTCTTTGTGCATTTGAGATAAGAGTTGAGGACACTGGTAAGAAAGATGAATTTGGGACTAAAGACGTTCAAATTAAACTACGCTATCTACCTTGGGACGAAGTTATCCCAGACCCTAAATCTCGTGAGGAGGATTACTCCGATGCTAGATATATCCACAAATATAGATGGATATCAGCCCAAGATATAGATGATACTTGGCCAGGTAAAAGCGAGGAGATAAACAAGTCTGTAGGATTTATAGGTATAGATAATCCTGATAGTGGCAAAGCCTACAAATATAAGATGAACGATAGCTATTTAGTTATAACTAGCTACATAAAAGATGACGGCAAGATATGGGAGCTAGTTTGGAGTGGAGATACTTTACTAGAGAAAACTGAAGTAACCCACCTACAAAAATTCCCTATTATGCCTATATATCTTGAGCGTGATGAAAAAGGCTTTTACGGCATATTTAGAGAAGTTCTTGAAAGTCAGAAAGCTATTAACCAGGCATTAATTCAAATACAACTATTAGCCAACGTTAATAAAGTTTATATTAACAAAACAGCAGTTGATAGTGTCGAGGAATTTACTAAAGTATTTAATAGGGTTAATGCGATTATACCGATGAAAGATATTCACGGCGTTAAAATAGATAATCTAAATGGCGATGTAATAGCTCAATATACTATTATAGATAGGTCGCTACAAAGGATTAAAACTATCCTAAATCTAAACGATAGCTTCTTAGGTATGATGGGTTCATCAGCTTCTGGTCGCCAAATTAAGCTACAACAAAATATGACCGCAAGTGCCTTAAATTACATTACATCTAACATTGAGTATATGTATGAGTGCATAGGTATAAATATCCTAGATTTCGCTAAATTATTTTATAGAGCTTATAAGATGATAAGAATAGCCGACCAAAGATCTGGAGATAGGTTTATAGAGCTAAATAAGCCGTTCTTAATGCCTAATGAGGAGACTGGCAAAGAAGAAATAGTTATCAAGGATATAACATACGATGACCACGGCAATGCTACTATTATCCCTTGGATAGAAAAAGAAACTCAAATTGAGTTTTTGGAGTATGATATTGAAATAACCACAGCTAACTATAACGAAACGGACGATATAGAAAAACTACAGCTTGACCAGCTATTATCAGGACAAGCAGGTAATTTCTTGATGAATACCGACCCAGCTAGTTATGGTAAAGTAGTAGCTCTAAGTATGCGTGCAATGAAAACACGCAACAGCGAATACATAGCTGATATATTTGAGCAAGTGGCTAGCAAACTTGCGGGAGCTGAAACTAGGGACCCACGAGATGCTAATGGCGGGGGGGGGGGAGGGGGGGG